ACGAAGATAGTTAGTAGCGTAAATTGCTAGTTTTTCTATAAACTCGTCAGATTTTGCCATTTTTCAAGTGTGTTAAATATGTTTTTATCTTAATTCCAAATGCGGTCTTTTCCATTTTACGTCTGAACTCTCTTGACTCCTGACAATGTAAAATGTATTCTCTACCGATTACAGCAAGTAATGTTACTGATTCGTCTTGTTTAGTTATTTCCTCGCTCATCTTCTAATTTTTGCATGAATACTTTTACTGATGTTGCTTTGATGTGTGGGTGCAATACTCGAAGCTCTGATAATGAAAGTTCTGTTGTATCAATTGTAACGGTTTGAACTGTTTTCACTTCAACATTTGCAGGAACTAGATTTGTTTTCTCTTCGTGTGTATTGATGTAATTCAGAACAACATTAACTGCAGTCTTAAGGCATCCTTGACAACCGATATTAAGAGTTACTTTCTTTTTACAGAACTCCCATTGTATCTCTTCAAATACTTGAGATAAACATTGCGCTTCGATTCCTTTAAAATCGTACTGCTGATGTTCAATTTTAAACCTAATTACCTCTAGGCTTTCTTGTGATTGTTTTGATAGTATCATTTTTTATCTAAATAGGTTGCTAAAAAAAAGGCAATGATTGATGCCGTAATTGACTGTGTGATAATTAGTGAAGTCCAAAACGTGAAGCAAGGATAACAATCTAATATCTTAATGTATTTGGATGGTGAATATTTAAGTATTCGTTTAATCCTCCAAGCTATGTTAAACTCCTGGTGAATTATGAACCCAAAAAACCAACCTATAAAAACGTTAGTCCAAGTCCAAAGCATTGTATCGTTTAATAATTTCATTGTGTACAAATTTACAAATTTTAGTTATTGTTCTTTCATTTATTTTTGATGCTTTCGTGAATTTAGATACTGATCCAACTAGCTTACAATCTTTATATACTTGAACGTGTTTTGAGTAACCTTCTATTTCAAGTTGCAAGAATATCTTATGTAGTAGTTGTGAATCGTAGTTATCTGAAATGACATGTACATCTTCAATATCGTTTATCTCTAATTCGTCTAAACGATACAATCTATTGAATGTGCTATCTTTATTGTAGTAATCATTTTTAATGCAGGTTTTAAAATATGCATTATGATTCTTAATTGACTTGTCATGCATCTTTAAATAGACATGGTGAACGAGGTCGTTACCAAGTTCACCAGCTATTTTGTTTGCATAAGAATAAATCTCGTCAAAGCTATTCATTATTTAGATGTTTGTTCGAGCAAATATAACATTATTTTTCAATCTACATCATTGTATAGCAAATTAATTATAAATATGTATATTAAATTTCTCATAACATCTGAATTAAAATTAGTATAATCGTTGCAATCACAACTTTACCTAGTGTGCTGAATTTTTTCATCTTATTCTGATTTAAATTTCTTTTTTAAACTTTTCAAATAGTTGCTCATTGTCCATATTAAACAAGCCCTTACCCTCTCCATTTTTAGACCATACAGAAGTTCTTTGAGATGGAGTTAATTTATCCAACCAATTAGCAAAATCTATTATCTGTTGCTTATACATCACCTCTTGAAATAGTTCAGATTTAATATGTAGTGTTAAATCATTCTTTTCTGAATAATTTACAATTAAGTCTATAATATCTATCATTTGCTCATTGTCCATTTGCCCTTTAATAACAATATGCTTTTCTTCCATTGTTGTTTTTTCTATTTGATTTAAAGATTCTTCATTTAACACATCCATACCTATTGCAAGTCTAACAGATGTCCTAATGACAAATGAATCAGGGTTAATTGAATCTCCATTTTGTAAAATTTGTTCAATAGTTTCAAGAACTTGTGCTTGTTCTATGATTACTTTTTGTAATTTTTCTTTTTTCATAATTTACTTTTTAAATTTTAATTATTTTTCTTACAAGGAACTGAATCATATAAGCATAAACTTCTTCTGTTTCAAATCCTGGTTGTATGCCTATTCTATTAAGAACAGAATATGTTGCATGATATGCTTCATGAGCTACCAAACCAAGTGTATCTGCATCTTTTTTAATTTTGTTTCTGAATCTAACTATTACAAAACCATTATGATTAACAGTTCTTGCATCTGATTTCCAATCACCCCATGCAAGATTAAACTGTTTTCTTGTAAATTTGTGTGAAAGACAATTATATAATTGGTCATCAGTTTGATTAATAGATACTACTACATCTGTAGAAAACACATCTATTGGTATTATCTTAAACATCTTATTCTGATTTAAGTTTTATTACACAAAATGTGTAACACAAAATGTGTTATTCTGATTTAAAGTTATTGTTTTATAAGCCAATAAATAAATATAAACGTCAAAGATATAAGGCACGGAATCCATATCAATCCTAAACTTGTTGTATAATCTCCTGTTTTCCTAGTCAACCATTTTTCAAAAGGTGAATTAGGAAAAGCTAATAAATGAAATGTACATCCTATTGAAAGGATTATTAATACTAATTTTAATTCTACTGTCATAATTCAACTTCTTTTAAATATAATTCAATCACTCTAATTGTCTTCTCTAAATCTTCTCTAAATTGCCCTTTCTTTCTGCATCTCACAATACGTTTAATAATATCAAATTCATACGCATTTAGTTCGTGTTGTTCAGCGAATAGGTAAAGACTTCCATTCGTGTTATCGTAGTGCTGGTCTTTTTCAACATCAATTACTTCAAAGAACTTAGATAATTCTTTTAAAGTATAAGTATATTTTCCATCTTCTCCATTTACCATTACTTGATATTTATCCACATAAGATATTTTATATATCTCATCTACTTCAAAAGCATCACAGCTAATCCAAAAATCATTTTTACCACCTTTGTATCTTATTTTATCTCCTACTTTCATAATTTTATCTTTTTGTTAACGTCAACGATATGATAACGTTACCTAACAGCCATTGAAACGGCAGTTAGCCTTTCGTTACCTGCAATACTACCATCCATCTCCGAAAAGAGAATTTTGTTTAATATTTGACCGTTCTATTATTCCTAAAGCAGTTTGAAATATTGTTTTGCCTGCTTCATAATCTACAAGGTTTCTCAAAACATCACGATAACCGCCTAAATTTGCGTTAATTTTTAAATCGTGAAATACCTCAAGTTTCTTGTGTTCGTCTATCATTGTGCATAAAATACCATCTAATTTTCTTTCTTTCAAATCATTTGGCAAGTTGAAATTAGTCCAGTATAAATGCCTACCTCTTTTTTTCGCTGGTATTAATGGCTCATAATAAGGCGTTACATTTTCAACACAATATTTTCCATCAAAATGATTACCCAAAAAAATAATTTCTTCATACAATTTCATATCAGGATATAAAGGCGTAAATGTTTCTCTACTTTTTTGAGTAATTCTAATTTTGCTATGGCTCGGACAAGGCGGTGAACTCCAGATAAAGTCAAATTCTTTGTAATGGTCAAGTAAATATTGGTGTGCATCAGCAACTATTACTTTATCATTTGGAAATCTCTCTTGATATGCTTTTGCAATTTCAGCATCATATTCAACTGCCGTTACTTCAATATTTGCAACTTCATCCCATTTGTAACGATTACCACCAAGACAAGCGTATAGGTTCAAAACCCGTACTGCCTGTAACACGGGTTTGGCAAAATTGCCGTTCAGTTCTTCGTTTGACATTTTATCTTTAATTTAAACATTTGTAATTCTAATGAAGTTTTGTGTTCAGCCACTTCGCCAAGCCCGAAAACGTTATAACCTAGTGTATTTATCAATTACTACACTTATCAATATCAATCCAATGGCTATTATAGCTATTATTATTTCTCTACTCATTGTTTTAGTTTTTGTTTGTATGTCAAAAGTAATTCTTTTAATTCAATCTTCGTGAATTTTTTTGTTAAATATGCTTTTTCACGCAAAATTATGAATTCGTCTTTTCCAATTTTCTTTTCTAGATTCACTCCGTATAAAATTAAGTTACCGTGTAGAAAAGTATTACAGTATTCACATTGAAGATGTACATTGTTCTCATCAAATCTAACATTTGCGTGACCTCCTGAAGAAAAGTAGTGACCAGCATTCTCCTTCTTACAAGGCTTGTCACACGATATACAATTCAATCCTTTATCACGTTGTCTAATCCAAGCATTAAACACTTGCTGCGTCATCTTCAAATAGTCTTGCAACGTTAACAAATCTTCTTTCTGCTTAATCTTCTTCTCCTTTTTCATAATAGCGAGATTCTTCAATGCTTGAGCAGTTTTTAAACATATATCGCATCGATTAGTTTTAATAGTTGAATTAAACTTTTGTTTAGGATTGAATAGTTCGTTACAATTCTTGCATATTTTCATCTTCTTGTTGTTTATTTAGTTCCTGCTTCAAATATAATATTTCTAATCGTAAACTTGTATTTATTCGTGTTAATGTAGCATTATCGTCTTCAAGCATTTTAAACACTTCTAAGCTATAGTTCAAATCATTTGCTTCACGTTGTATTACTTTTTGCTTTTCTTCGCTTACACGTTCTAATTTCGACCTTAAAAGCAATCTGTTGATGCTTATCTTTATGTTTAGTCTTGCAGTTGCTATATCTGTATCTTTCATTTGTTCGTGTTTTTAAAATGGCATTCCATCGTCAAAGTTATTATTTTGTTCTAATGGCTTGTAAAAATTCTGCACTTCATTTGGTAATGGATTATATTTTTTAATCTCACCTCTTTTAGCAGCATAAATTTTATTATGTGTATTCGGAGCAGCAACATCAATATCGTAATACGTCAAGGTGTTTAAATCAAAATGAATATCAATCTTCCCTACACTTCCTACTGAACGTGGTTTAATTTTATTGAAATGTATTTCAGCTTGATTATGTTCTATGT